CGCCAGCGCCATGTCCGCCTGCGCTTTCGCCTGTTTGCCCTGGATGTCGGCCTGCGCGTGCTGCGTTGCGAGTTGCCCTGCCTGCTGCTGCGCCTGCTGCTGCTGCTGTTGGTGCTCCTTCATGCGCTCGAGGATCTGATCTTTGTCGCGCAGCCCTGACGCCGCAATGAGCACGTCGCCCGGTATCAGCCCCGGCTGAACGCTCGCAAGCTGCACGAGGCTCTGGAACTCTTCTGCCTGTAGTGAAGGTATATCAATACCCTCTTCTATAGTTATATCTACATCAAGATCGGATATGTCATTTTCTATGCCGATGACCTGCTGCAATCGCGGATCGCCGGGTTGCAACTGCATCTGCTGCATCACCATGGCGCGGTGCTGTTCCGGCATATCGGCGAGCTTGTCCATTAGCCGCACCGGGCGATTGATGCCGACCCAGCGCGTTTCATTCAGGTCATCCGTCACTCTGACCCACTTGCCACCGCTCCAGAACTCCCGCGCCGCCATCCAGCAACTCTCGTAGACGCGGCGTGACCAAAACCTGAGCGCATCGGCCAGCGGCTCGTTCTGCGCTGCACCGCCAGCTTGCATTGCCAACACAGCCCTGCCTGACAGCTCGCGCGGATCGGTGCCGCTCATGGCCGCGTTGGGGCCGCTGAGCTGCATCTCGGCGGTGGCGTGCTGGAGCAGTTGGAACTGGCCGGCGGCGAGGTCCGTGGTTTGCTGGATCTCGAACTTGAGGCCAGGCATCACCTCCACGTAGCCGTCTGGCTTTGCAACTTCTCGCCTGGCCTTGTCGACATCCGCCACCGCGCCCTGCTCTGCCACGACCTGGTGAACGTTGAGTAAGTGCATTGCCTTGGAGCGGCGCTTGTTGATCTCGTCCTGCAGGCTGATGAGCCCACGTACCATGCCATAACGCTGGTTCTCGCGATTGATGTATGAGCTTTGCAGCAGTAGCCCTGAGCAGCTCTTGCCCTTACGGTCCTTGAACTTGGACTTCTGCGGCTTGGCCAGCAGCCCCGACTTGGTGTAGGTCGCGCGCCACCAGGTTCCACGCTCGGCCCAGTCGCATTGCACGAGCCGCACACGCCGCCGGTTGTTATCGGTCCAGAACGCGGTCTCGGGGCGGTCATTGTAGTAGAAGTCAGTGGACGAGAACGAAGACTCAATCACATCATCCGCGTCGGGATACATCTCCTCGAGCGCATCGCGGTCGGTCCAGATGACCATACCCTTGTAGCGAGCGTCACTGAAGTCCAGCGATCGGCTATGCGGATCGTACCACACCCGGTCCCACGGAATATGCGTCATCGTCACGTTGCAGCTTCCCTGGCCGTCGTCCTCGAGGCCCAGGTCAACGCCACCGGCGCCCTCCGTCAGCATGTTCTCGAATACCAGGCTACGGAGCAGGCTGAAGCTGTTGTCGTCCGCGATGTAGCGCAAGCACTGCGTCGCAGCGTCGGCGCGGTCCTCCTCGGCGGGCGTACGGGCGAATGCCTTTGGATCGGTCCTCGCTTTGCGCTCCATGCCACAGAGCAACTCGAGCTTATCCTTGATCTTGTTGATCGTAATGATCGGCTGGCCGCGCTCCCGCAGAACCTTCAGCTCGTCCCTGGTGTATTGGTTGTGGTCAACGTAGTCGCGATCGCGCTGTGCGAGATCGATCTCATCTTGGCGCGCCAGTTCCGACTCCTCGAACCAACGAATTAGCTTCGCGTGGAGGTCGTCCAGATCCCTGGGGTACGCATCGGGATCACCGCCCGTCAGGTCACGGATCGCCGGCGGCGTGTCGGGGCCGCGGTCGCCGGTATGGACGTGGAGATGGATTGCGGTATCGCTCATGGACCACGGGAGGGTGAGAGCATGGAAGACGCCGTGACTATATCGATCAGGATCGATCAGTCGCCGTTCGCCTCAAGCGGCGAGCCGATGATGCTGCGCTACCAGATCGGGCGTGAGCAAGCGCTTGATCTCCACATCGGCCGCGCACCGCCGGCCTTCGATCTGGCAGCGATGAGCGACTGGAACATGCGCCGCGAGCGAGCCGAGAGCCTGGCGCGGCACATTGCGGCTGACCTGGCGCACAAGGTGTTGCGGGCGTTCGAGCCGCGGCGCTGATATTGCTGGTGTGCGGTATCGCTCACTGGCTCGGCTGCTGTTGCTGGGTTCCGGCGGCTGCGGCGCCACCGCCTGCGATCAGGCCGGCGAGGCCGTACTTGCGCAATATCTCGATCGTGGCGGGGTCGAACACGACGTAATTATGCGTGCCTTGCCCAGCGCCTCGGCTGCCTTGGTCGAGGTAGCGAATGCCGGGAATGCCCGCGTCGCGGAGGGCCTGGGCGGCTAATGCTGCCGGATCGCCGGTGCGCGTCACCCCTTCGCGGTTGGTCTCCAGTTCGGCCATGTGCTGCCGTACCGACATGCTCATATCGTGCGGCGGGTATGGCGTGTTCTTCAGCGCGTCCTGCACCACCGGATGCTGCTCGCTGAGCGGCTTGTCCCAGTCGAGGAAATGCTCCGGATCAGCGCCGATGTTCACCTCGTACATGTGGCCGGTATCTTTGATCCGCTCCAGTCCTCGCGCCTTCAAGTCCTGAAGCCCTGCAAGCGTCGCATCCATTTCCGGCTTACCGCCGATGAATGCGCTGGGGCCATATTTCGTCACGTCGTTAATAGCCTCATCGACAGAGCCGCTCTGGCGAAGCATCGAGGCAGCGAAGCCTTGCGGATTGCCCTTCTCAGCCGAATTGCTGAGCGCTTCGATGTCTACCTTGTTGCCACTCGCATCCTGCCAATAATGGCCCTGTCCCTTTTCCGCTACGAGCGCATCCCGATAGCTCCGCGCGACGCCCTCGCCCTCCGCGAAATACAGCCCATGGCCATACGCCTGCGCGCCCTCGCCGGTGCCAATCTTGCTGGTGTCGAACTGGTCGAACGAATGCGGGCTGCCGTGATACGCCACGATGCCAGGCGGCGGCACGTCACCCGGCGCTGTGGTGCCACCGCCAGGCAGCAATTGGGCATCGCTTACGGGGTAAGCCTTGCGGTCAATCCGGAAATCCGCGCGACCGTCCGGAAACTCGTCGTCAATGTTCAGATGCGCTGGGTTTACCTTCACCGATACGACGTGATCGCCGTACCCCGTCCCGGTTGGGGCGGTCGAAAGATAGACAGACGGCTCACCGGCAGAACTCAGGGTTTTGTTGGCGACAATCTGGTTAGCCGCTTCCGGCGTTTTAGTGGCATGAAACAGCGTCACCGTACCGTCTGGGTTGAGCGGCAGCGCACGACCGCCTACTTCGATTGTCTTGGCCCCTGGCGCCGTGGTGCCCATCATGACGCCCTCGGCGGTAGCCTTGGCGCCCTCCACGAGGCCCTTCTGCGTCGGCAGGCCGGTGTCTGGATCGAGCAGGCCCTGGCGCACGCTCTCGGCGCGCTGGTCCTGTAGCCACTGCCAGGCCGTCTGGGCCGTCTGCGCCACGCCCTGGCCCACCGTAGGGGCTGCCGGGTTCGGCGGTGCGGCATAGTTGAGCATCGGCGGCCCGAGGCCGTTGGGCTGTCCAACGGGGCTGTTGGGCTGCCACAGCCATGGCATGTTCGGTGGGGCTAGGCTGTTGTCTGGCATGGGGCTGTGATGCCGCTCCGCGTCGATCGTAGGCTTATCGGCTCGCTACTTCGGCAGGTTTCAGCGACGGTAGCGGGATACCGTTTTATTACGTACGATAATCGGGATGTTTGCGGACGGAATGCTCCGCGAGCCTCGTACGAACCCTGGCGATCTCGACCATCAGTTCGTTGGTCATCGGCTCAGTCTTCCAGCGGTGCAGATCGCCCCTGCCGAGCCCTTTCGGGAACAGCGTGACGTTCTGCGGCAGGTTGCCGGTCAGTGCCTCAGTCGTCATGCTGTGGCACCTCGGTGTCGTAGACCCTCATGGCTTTGATTTCGGCATAGACCCTGTGCATCTCGTCGAGCGTCGGGTGTGCAGGATCGCGGCAGTAATTGGCCATGAGCGCCTCGATGACGAGTTCCATCGCCTGTGCGCGACCGTCCCAGTCGTACTCAGGGCGCTCGGCCTCAGTCGTCATGCCGTGGCACCAGGCGGGCGGTGACGCGCCCCAGCTCCTCGGCCACACGCACCTCAGCGTAATCGCGCAGCCACGTCACAAAGAACGACAGGCATTCAGCGTCGGTGGGGTCGGGTATCATGCCAACCACAGGCGACTCCGCGTAGGCGTGGAGCATCGCCTCGGCCCACTTCTCCGCATCGGTGCCGGCGTGGCGCTGGAACTCGGCGCCGCTCAGCGTGGTGGTGTCAGTCACTTGCCGCCTCCGGTCGTGCTGCGTTCCAACGTCGCTGGTATTCCTCGTACATGCGGCGGTTGCGCTCCTCCTCTGCCGCTCGCTCAGGGCTGGCCAGCCATGCTTGGCGTTCCGCCCGGAGTCTCGCGCGGCGTGCGGCCATGGATGCCCTGCGTTTTGCAATGACCTCGGGCGCGGTCTTGGGATCGTAGTGCCGCTTGGCCTCGGTCAGGCGTTGCGTGGCCGCCCTGTATGCCGCCAGCGCCTCGACGTATTCCTGCCGTGGCGTGCGCGCCATTAGGCCACGCGCCACGCATCCACGTCGCTGCGTGATGCGCGCTCGAAGGCTCTGGACCAGCTATCAACGACCGGCTTCGGCGCCAGATCGCGCACGAACGGCCGCGACATACAGGCGTATCGACAACTGTCCGGCGCGTGGTCCTCCATGTCGCTGTCCACGTCCTCCGGCCGCGCGTCGTCATGCTGCAGCGCCGGCAACGTCCGGATCAGATCGCGCGAGGTGCTGAACAGTAGCAGCATCGGCTTGCCGTCGGCGTCGCCATCGAGGCGTGCGCGCACCTGATCCCAGCCGCCCATGGCGCCACGGCCTGCGACACGCTTGTTGTCGGCTGGCCGGAAGATGACGCCACCGCCCATCATGCGATGCGCAATGCTCGGGCCTCCGTCCTCCGCGAACATGGCTGGATCGGCAACACCAATGACCGGCTGCGGGTCTTCGGCCTCACGGCTCTTGATGCCGGCGGCGATGGCCTCGGCGGTCATGCGCAGTCCGACGTTGGGCTCGTTCGGCTTCATCCCGTACCACTCGCGGTAGTTGACCAGCGCGCCACGAGCGATGCTAGCGATACTGCCATCCGATACGGCCCACCAATGACAGGCGAAGGGTCTGGCGCTGCCCCAGTCGAACGAGCGGAACCGCGGCCAATGCTCGGGCAGTGCGCGCGGTGCGATGACGTGCCGGTCCATGCTGAACTCGGGGAAGAACGCACCGGATACAACGCTCCAGTCTCCTTCGAGCCATGCGCGAACGAGTTCCGGGGAACCGGATGCCCGGAGGCGCTGCACGTAGTCGGGACCGAGATAGACGTTATCGCTGACCCGGCTCGGGATGTAGATACGCTCGAGTCCACTGCCATCGGTGAGCACCTTCCACCCCATTGGGGCTGGGTCGATGTAGCGGGCCCGCAGCCACTGATGCCCAGGACCGCCAGGGTTGCCGGTGAGCCGCATGCCAACCGGAACGCCGTTGCCGCTACGCAGCGTGGCCATCAGCTTCATAATGGGCGATGGCGATGGGAAGTTGCCGGCCTCCTCGATGTAGACACGGGTGTATGACGCGCCCTGATAGACCTCGGCGTCGGCATCGCGCTCGAGGTAGGCGAACGTGAGACGCGCCCCGTTCGGCATGATGACGCGCATCGGGTTGACGGTAAACTGGGCGTTGACCTTGCTGTAGATCGCACGACCACGCTCGAAAAGCTCCAGCAGCTCGGTGCGTGATCGCCGCACCATCAGGCCGATAGCGTTGACGCCGTAGCGCTGCGAGTGCGCCGCCCATTCGCCCAGCACCGCGTCGGACTTGCCGCCACCGCGGGCGCCACCGAAGAACACCTCGAACACCGGGCAGCGGCAGAACGACGTCTGCGGCCCAGCCTGTGGCTCCCATGCCGATGCAGGCTTGACCTCAGGCGCTACTCGTCCTGCCGGTCGCTCGCCGTCTCGTGCTCGATCAGGACGTTTGCGGGCGCGTGCTGCCTGAGCCATTCATTGGTTCCGTCGATCGGTGTCGGCACGAAGATAGCGAACGGCTGTTGGTTGGGGCTCTCTAGTACGTCGGTGCCTTTCCAGCCCATCCGCGCTTTGGTCCACCAGATTTGCGCGGTGGTGTTGTTGTGGCGTGTGGCGTTCTCGTAGAGCGCCTTGGCGACGCGGACGTTGGCCTCGATCATGCCGGTGTCGAGTTCGCGCCTGAAGTGCTTGTGCAGCGTCGGCTTGGTGATGTTGAGCGAGGTGGCGATGTCGTTCTGGATGATGCCAAAGCCAGTCATCATGAGGACCTGGCGCCGTTGCTCGTCAGTCGGCTTGAACGTCTGGAAACGGCGTGCCATCGGGTTTGGTTGCCTGTTGCCCTGTGAAGTTCTGCCAGCGCTGCACTGCCACGTCGCAGTATGTCGGGCTGATCTCGATACAATGCGCGGCGCGTCCGGCCATTTCGGCGGCAATGATGGTGGTGCCGGAGCCGGAGAATGGCTCAAGCACTGCATCGTCGGGCATTGAAGCCGCGCGAATACACCGCTTTGGCAACTCTACCGGGAACCCGACTGCATGAAAGTCTGACCCCGGCGTTATTTCCCAAACGCTCGACCACGACTTGATCTCGGTCGTGTCATCGAACGTGAAATCATCGCCCTTATAGAGCCAATAAATACGCTCATCGCATGGCAGAAACATACGCGCGTTCTGAGTTACCGATCCTGGCCTACTCCAGACGATTTCCTGGCGGAACGCGAACGGCCCCGGCAACCATTCAAGCGGCGACACCACACGTTTGTCGCGATATCTGTGCTTGTGATTGTAGAACACAGATGCACCATCCCGCATAGCGCCGTGCCAGACGGCCAATAGCTTCCGCTGCCAGTCCTGATAATCGCGCTCGGGCATGCTGTCGGCGTAGGCTGCGGCAACACGGTTAACCCATCCAGTTTCTCGCTGCATCCCCGATGGTTTGAACTTATCGAGGTTCTGGTTGTAGGGCGGGGATGTAACGATCAGATCCGCCAACCTGCCGCCCATGACTACGGCAACAGCGCCAGGATCGGTGCAATCGCCGCACAGCAGCCGGTGGCGCCCGAGCAGCCACACATCGCCAAGCTGGGTGACGGGTTCGGCGGGCGGCTCTGGAACGTCGTCGGGATCGGTGAGGCCCTCGTTGGCGTCGGCAAACAGCGCGCTCAGCTCATCATCAGCGAAGCCGGTGAGCGACAGATCGAAGCCCAGATCACGCAAGTCTGTGAGTTCGGTGCGCAGCAGCGCGTCGTCCCAGGCGGCGTTGAGTGCGAGCTTGTTATCGGCGATGCGGAGGGCGGCTTTCTGCGCGTCGGAGAGGCCCTCGAGCAGGATGGCTGGCAATTCCTGCATGTGGAGGCGCTTGGCGGCTTCGAGGCGGCCGTGACCGGCGATGAGGGTGTTGGTTTCATCGACCAAAAGCGGCGAGGTGAAGCCGAATTGGGTGATTGAGGCGGCTATTTGGGCGATTTGGGTGTCGGAATGAGTGCGTGTATTGCGAGAATAGGGAACGATTTCCGCGACTTTCACCAATAAGTTCGGGTAAAATATTGACGCCATATCTAACTAACCGGCATAACGGTTATTCCCATCCACACACGCAGATACTTGTTGACATCAATCCACACCTATGGATATATGTGGTCATCGAAACCGGAGACAGACAGATGACCGACCAAATGAGCCTCGTCCGTGCCGCTACCTTCGCTGAGTTCGCTGCCAAGCTGCGCGCCTTTGCCGATCGGCAAGAGGCGAAAGCTCCCGGCAGAATGGCACACATCGTTGAGCCGGCGTTGAGCGTGGCAGATCTCGCTGAGCTGGCATCGAAAGCTTATGCGGCGGGCGATAAGGCGACGGCGCAGTCTGCGCGCGCTGAGTATGTCGCGATACTGGCGGCGAACCCGAGCCTGAATGGTGTTGCGTGATGAGCGACGCGACGAGCAAGGTGCGGCTCACGTCCTACCTGTCGCCTGAGTTGCTTGCTGCGATCCAGCGTGATGCGACGCGCAAGGGGCAGACGTTGAGCGTGTGGATGCAGCGAGCGGCTGAGGCGGCGTTGCGTGAGCAGGAGGGCGAACGCTAGGCGTCCCGCGCCACGAGACTGTTCACATCCACCGAGACCTGTCGCAGTTCCCCGAACAGCAGCATGGCG